TTCGCAATTTTACCCATATATATTTTAAACAATTGTTCCTGAAGAGTTCGACTATCTGATAAAGCAATAGCAAATTCATAAGCCAAACGGGCGGCAAGCGCCTCCGCGAATAATGTATCAAATTGAGCAGTATCCGTTATTCTCTTTATAAATTTAATAATTAAAGTTGCAGAGTCACATAATATAAATTTACCCTCAACTTTCCATTCCGAACCACGGGGTAAATCAGCGTATATAACTCGTAAACATTCATCTGGAAGTGCAAATTGATTACTAAATTCATAAGGAGGAATAGTTGCAGATAACGCAAGTTCTTGACGCCTAACAGCGAAATTCCAAGGATGTGCACGTAAGGTATCGTCTCTCGCAAAAGAATAATACGCATTACATAAACGGCCAGCCTTATTATCATCCGTCAAAGCTGTAATTGTTTTTTCACCAACTTTGATTAAAGCTATATTACAAATTTGAACTTCATCAGCTGGCATTACGCTTCTCCAGTCCTGTCACGTCCCTGAATTTGGAAGTAATCGACTACCCATAATCTACACCCGGCTGATACCATCCTTCTCAATTACAACCTGAATAATTTTTTGTAAGGATAAAACCAATTCCTTGGCCGTTACCGTAGACGCAACATCTACTACAACTGAAGCAGCAGTTGAGGTTGTAGAAGCGTCCCGAGTAATAGCGGCTTTGTTTTCTCCAGGCTTATGAATAAACTTTCGTGCGGCCATAACTTACTCCTCATTTACAACAAGTTTCGGGGTGGGAGGTTCTTCATCTTTTACCTCGGGTACTGGGTCCCCTTCTCGACGGACTACAGGCTTAATTAAATACCCATAAAATTTATCTTCCCAAGTATAATCTGAGTCAAGTAACGGGCTATTTGGTGACACACTTACTTTCATACCCCGTGCTTCAGCAAACCCGATCCAATAACTCATACACCCCATATAACGTTGAGGCTTATCCGCATGAATCTTACCGTGTGGATAAGGTACAGTTGGGTCGATATAATCCGCGCCAAAAATAATTAATTCTTTAACCCCTATTAGAGCGGCATATGCAACCATAAAGGGTAATGTATGATTTAAATAATCTCGATTTGGGTTCATTGCCAAAACTTCTGACAATGGAAAATCAATCGCAGTCGGGCAGTCCTTTCTTTTAACAGAAGTAATTATAGGTATAGTAGTACTCTCATAAATTTTTTGTAAATACGGTAAATGCCCTTTAATCGCGACATAATCATCGATCATAAAAATTACATCGACGCTACAAAAATTTGTAGCAGTATTTACACCCCAAATTTCATCAGTACCAATGTTAGGGGTTGGAGAAGCAAGAATATCAAGGTAGTCTTTTCGTGTTGGGCCACACCCAATAATTGTTACTGATTTTGGGGATTTGCCAGTGGGGTGTTCCATATTGCTCCTTTAAAATAAAATTGGGGTGCGAGTGTAAAAGCTCGCACCCCAAAAGTTAATCGAGAGTATAAAGAATCTCGACCGTAATCGTACCAATAGCCGTAATCGGGCCAGTAGTGAGAGTCGCTTTGATATCCAAATCAACTTTAGGGTCCGACGCGGCGGCGGTATGGTCCCAAAGCGCAATCCCAATATCGGCAATCGCGGCAATCAGGGTCGCAGAACCTGCTGTAGTAGGATCAATACCATTGGTTAAAGCATCCGGGTCATCAGTGATTTCTGAATTACCCGATTGGTTAAACACACCAACGTCAATTTCCCCCGTACCTGTACCAAGATCATCCCAAAATATCTTCGAATTTGCCAAAATTCGAGCATTTGAAGGTAACCTAGCCAAAAGATAGGTTGAGGAAACACTATCATCAGCGTTGGTTTCGACCGTTTCAATCCAAGTCCGAACAATACCCCCACCTTCACCAGGATCGGCCATCACAGAAGGAGTAGCCGCGAGGGGTGTCATGATACGGGAGCCGACAAGATCAACTGCTGCCATTTTTCAATCCTCCCTTAAGTCGGATCACAAAGAATACGACCAACCTTGACTTCTTCCATTCGAGTTGCCCCGATAGCCATGGAATAGAAAACCTGAGTGGCGTAATTCTTATCAGAACGTTCTGAAATTCGAGCCGTCGGGTTTAAACCAATAGCAAGTTTAATACCTGTTTTGGCATAATAAAGAACCTTATGATCAGCGTTCGAATCTGCGTCAATGCGCTCTGTACGAACAAAGTCAAATCCCATAAAGGAATTAACCTCGCCCTGAACAAGAGCTTTAACCGAGTTAAAATCAGACGACGTTACTTCAGTTTCTGCCAACAGATTACGAAGTTGCTTTGCATTAACAATGCAAAAACGCGGATCAGATTCATCAACTTCCTGAGAATCAAGATTCTCTTTCGCGGCACGAAGTTTTTCAACGTTCAAGCCAACATCCGTAGACGAGCCTCCAACCTGAACGCCGACCTGCATATTTGTGCTGTCAAACGAAGTTGAAGTTCCACCCGCAACTCCAGTGAACGCCGTGCCATCAGCGGCATCGATGATGGCATCATCCATTGCACGGCCCATAGCGTTTGCAGCGGCGAGAGAATAAGGGGAAGTTGGATCGATAAGCATCCGGACACGATCTTCATTGTCAATGAGATCAGCCCAATCATAATCGACCAGAGAAACCCGACGCCTCGCATGTGGAGTATCCATACGCGGGGTATCAGAATGACGCGAAGTACGCTTGCGTGCAGTAGTCGCGCCAATTTGTTCGAAAAACGTATTCTTTCCACGAACAGTCTCCATATCAACAGTCCGGCGGAGTCTTGAGCCCTTCTGTTGAGAGAGATGCTGAACGTTGGCAGAATACTGCTCAACGAAAGCTGTAGTGATTTCGATACTCATAGTATCCTCTCCAAAGTTAAAACCAAAAATACCGACGATGTTAAGGGTATCGGTTGTCCGGCCTTAAATTGTCGGAGAGGAACTTCTAGGCGACACGCGCCGGTATCTAGCTAGCCCCCCGAGCTACTTCTAAAAAAGCACATGGAGCATATACGTGTCAATTATGTATTTGCTCCATCAAGTCACTTACCTTTCGGACCAATGCGGGACGTTCCTGACTATTAGCATCCCAATAAGCTGGTCTTGCCATAATTTCAGTAACTTGGGCCTGAAGGTTTGTATTCGTATTTGTTGCACCTAAACCCTCAAGTTTACTATCTTCCATCATGGCTTCGCCAATAGCATTGAAAATACGATTCATCGAGGGATTATTACCTAACCCACTAGAATTAAGATACTCTACAAATTCTTTATCTCCAAATTCCGCAATCGCACTTTTTGCAATTGACATTTTAACTTCATACGCTTGCCCCCAATCTTTTTTAAGCGCGTCTTCCGCATCTTTCATACTAGTCGCAGAAGTTTCCGCAATTTCAGTTGCGTCTTTAATATTGCTTTCCATGTACCAATCGTGCAAACCCGCCGCTTGATCAGCAGTTAACCCCAATTTATGCGACATTTCTCGGAAAGAACCAATTCTTTCCGCCATATATTCTTTTAAATTTTCTGGAGACTCAAAATCTTTAAATTTATATCCTGTTGCTTCTTCCGGGCGGCCCATTTTGTTATAAAAAGCATTCCATTCATCTTCATTTGTAGGCTTTACAACTGGGTCCTTCCCGAGCATAGAAGAGGCATTAATATACCCCTGTGCAAGTGACTCCGCATTTGAATACTTTTGTAATGAAGGATGATTTCGGGTTTCTTCACTAAACCCAGACTTCCAATCACTTTCGGTCTGAGTTAAGGTAGCCTGTGTTGACTGTGACCCCGTTGATTCCTGGGTCGATGTCCCCGAAGTCGACTTTTCCCCCTGGGTTGCTTCCGTCGTCTCGTCGCTCATAACTTTCTATCTCCTCAATGTGTGATATAAAATCTTTTGGTGAGTATTTAAGAACAGATAAAATATAACGTATAATATCTGTTCCCCCCTCGTCATGCGCCAAAATAAGAGGATCAGAATTAAATGAAGAATTTAACATCCCTGAGTGTAGTATTAGATCGTCTAGAACTCGTTTACCTTCAGGACTACTAAATAAAATTGAATAGTCACGTTTTCTTTGCCGTGCCTGTCCTATTCTTATCATGCCCGTGCTGCCTTTGACATTTTTTCTAACGCACCCGCTCCAACATCCGCAGCTTGTAAAGCCGCTGCTTGCTGTTCTCGTTGAGCCTGTTCCTGCCGTTTTTGAGTAACAGCCTCTTCTGAATTTTGTAAAGTACTGGGAAGACCAAATAAATCAGCTAACCAACGTAATGTTTTATCCCCATTTATAACATCCGCTGATTGTGGTGAAATCTGTAATATTGGCCCTCCAATTTCAAATACCCGTAGCAATGAATTTGCTTCAACTTGTTTCTGCGCCCTTGCAAGAGGCGAGACATATTCTATTTCGTAATCTACCCCCTCTAATTCTGGTGGAGGTTCAGGTAGACGCCCTGCCCTTGCAAGAATACCAAATACACGCTGTATCATTGGGCCAAGCATTTCAGCCTGTAATCGTCCAAGAACTGGCCCCAACAATCTGAGTTTTTCTTCTGTCCGTTGTAAAACTTCAGTGGCCGTCATCTGCGGCCCCTGTTGTAATTGTAGTTGATCAATAAAGAACCCTTCACGAATCCTAGTTTGTATACTTTGGATTAATTCAAGGCCAATATTAAGTTTATTAGACGTGGGAAAAACTTCAATCTTGTCCGCCCCTGGTCGCCTAAAATTTAAACCCCCTGGTACAGTTCGTACTGGATTAATAAACCCGTCATCAGGAACCTGTAAAGGAGGATCAACTGCTTTCTGCGCTGCTTTTAAGACAGTCTTAACAACCTCTTGCAACATCATCGTATCTGGTAATGTATCTAACCCCGGTCCCCGACCATACGTTTCACCAGCCACTTTCATCCAACGCGCCGCGATATACGGGTTCTCGTGAAAACCCCCTTCTTCAATGATATGCCTATCATCCAAATTAATATACACA